TTTTTTATTACTCGTAAACTAAATTTCACAAAAATACCACCCTTGAGGGTGGTAGCATATCAAATATATTTGAGTATAGGCTAGCGATTCACATGTGAATAAATTATAACATAAAAAATAGGGCAAGCACATAAGTGCCTACCCTTAATATAATCACGTGGTGGTAACAAATCATAGTAACAACTTATTAACTCTACTTATATTATAGCATGTCTAATAAACTTCTACTACTCTTAAACGTTCGTGCCATACCCAACCATTATTATTGTGCGAGTATACTCGACACCAACCGTCTAACACTTCAAAAATATAAAAATCATCATATCCAGCCTTATAAACTTCGTTAGTTAATGACCACTTGTAATTTTCTTTTTTGCCACTACGTTTAGCAACAGTTACCCCATAATGGTCAACTCTACCTCTAAACTTGCACTTTTTACTCCAAGAAACTTTGCTAGGTGGAATACTTCCTACCTTCAAACCACTTGTTTTCTTAGCGTTCGTTTTTTGATTAACAGTTTGTTTATCAGCTTTGTTTTTTAGATTTTCTCCACCACCCGGTTTGTATACTTCTGTAATTCTTAAACGTTCATACCAAACATAGCCGTTGTTACTAGCACTGTATACTCTAGCCCAACCATCTCTAATCTCGTACACATAGAATACGTCTCCTTGACCGTATACTTCATTTGTAAGAACCATTACATTGTTATGGTTAGGTCTACAAATTGTAGCGCCAGCATTGTCTGCAACTGCTTTGAAGTATGGTTGGTTGGACCACGTTAATTTCTTAGGTGGAATGCTGTTTAATTTCAATGATTGACCTTTAGATGGTGATTTAGGTTTTATGTCTCCAATTGTGGTTAAATCAACACTGTCATCTGCAAAATCTGGAACAATAAAATGTGTTAATCCACTATAATTATCTGTTCTTAATTTAGCAGGTGAATTAGCATTTCCATCATAGTTTTGTTCTAATATTGTGAATGAGCTAGTACCTCCACTGTTATCCCACACTAGGCCTGTGTGACCCCATTTGCTATATATTCCCTCTGTGTACACAGCAATAGCTGTTACAGGTGGGATATAGTTAGGCGTGTTTTCGACCACTTTCCAGCCTTTAGGCAATGCGTTGACGATGTGTAAGTCTTTAGCGTTGCCCCACATTCTATAGCCGTCTGCTACGTGGTAAACAAAGTCTGTTATAAGGTCTACACACTGATAAGCGAAAGCATTATCAAAGTCGATGTATTGACCTTTTAGGCTGTTCATATACTTGATAGCTTCTCTAAGCTCAACGCTAGACTGTGGCGATTTTGTCGGTTTCTCTTTAGTTGGTTCTGATAAATCTTTAGATGGTTCTTTGTTACTATCTTCCTTAACACCATTGATATATTTAGCAACTTGTTTATCAAAATTACTAATATTCCTAGAATAACCAGCAGCTTGTAATAAATTGCCTGGATCTACTTTATCTGATTGAATATCTTGATGTCCTGGAACTTCTGTTTTATAGTCTATTTTCCAATAATTACATAAGTAAGCCATAACACGTGCCATATTATCTAATGACTTTTTTGAACGTGCTTTATCATCAAAATAAGAGCCTTCAATGCCGAAAGCAGCATCATTTGCATCAGCATTATACCAATTATTATCAATAGGTGTATTATATAATACGTGCCACGCCTTTTCTGTCACTGGTATACAAACTATGCATTCTTTATCGTCTACGAAAATATGCGCGCTAGCAACCAATGACCAATCAATATTATAACTGTTTTTATAGTAGTTCACGTTATCTTGTGCTGTAGTGTTTGGATTTCCTGTGTCATGAGCAACTGCAAAAATTGGCTTACCACTTGTTAATTTTTGCCCACTTCTACGTGTACCTATTGGTAACCAGTCATATCTAACGGGTACGCCATTCCATTTCTCTGTCATTTCACATTACCTCCACCAATTTTATTATCGCTTTCTTTAGTAGTACCTTCACGTGTGCGTAACGTTTCCCAAATACCTGTAGCCATCAGCCCACTAATTAATCCAGCTAATAACCGACCAGCAATAGATAATTCAGTTACTATTTCTGGAATAAAGGCAGTAACACCACCTACCACAACACCTATCACCATTGAAATGATTGGTATGATATTTTTCGGAATTGCTTTTGTTCGTTTTATTACTTCTGTTAATGCAATTGTGATTACTGAAATAATTCCTGCAAACGCTATAATTTGTTCCATTTATAAAAACCTCCATATATATAATAAAAAGCCGACTCAATGAGCCGACTTATTTAAATATTATTTACAACTGCCAAACCAAAAACACTCCCAGAAACTAGCGCCAAAAACAATTTGTTCACTTAAAAATTCCAACATAGTTTTTTCACCTCCTTCAAATTCCTAACCAACTTCTGATTGCAGCAAGAATTAACGAACTAAGTAAAGTGAAAATCGTTCCTATTATTAGCCACCTTAGTTGTTTAAATTCTTTGCGACTTTCCTCTTTATTTTCTTTCTCAATCTCTCTTTCACGGTTGATTGAATCTAATGTGTAATTCATTTTCACATTGGTTATTTCTTGCGTATGTTGTCCTTTTTCAATTTCTTTTAATGAGTTATGAAGTTTTTCTATAGACTCATTTATTTCTTTTCTATCCTCTTTCATTGTTCTTTCTATATTTCTTAAGCGTTTGTCGTTATATCTGTCTTTATCTTCCAAAATACCGACGCGACGCTCAATATCTTGATTCCCTTCACTACTCACTATTTCACCTACTTTTCATGCAAATTTAAAACCCCAATCTTATGCTTGAGGCTCTTTTAATTCTTGATTTTCTCTGTATAACTTTTCTATTTGTACCTGTAAGTTAATGTTTACATCGTTTAAACGTGCTATTTCATTTTGTTGTATTGCCAATTTAATGTCTTTATCGTCTACATTATTTTGTTCCATTTTCCAATTCCTCCAGTCGTTTTTGTTGTTCTTTTATGATAGGTATTAAGTGAACCCAAAGTCTGTCGTACTGAATAGATTCAACGCCACCTTCTGTGTTGTAATCTACATATTCGCTTAGTCCGACATTCTCAACATCTTCGGCAATTAAACCTACATGGCGTTTGAGTTTGAAAGCATCGTCACTTATACGACATCCTTCTTCACATTCTTTTGATGCTATTTCAGATTCTGCTTTATCGAACCATGATTTAACCTCTAAGTTTAAAATGTTCTTAGAATGTGCTAATTGTTCACTAGGATCAATAAACTGATTTTCTATTGATAACTTGTACTTACTAGCAGACGTTGAGCGTCCTAATGTACCTTCTTCTGTGATTACCATGTTAGCGCCCATAGAATAAGTACGTTTGTATATAGCGTCCGACCTTACACGCCTACTTGAATCACTACCCACTGCAAAATAATCATAATTAATTATGTTCAAGTAATCATTACCACTACGTCTATCAATTCTGTTGAATACGCCGTCGCCAGCTTCAATAGAAGTGTCTCCACCTGTAGAGAAATTCTTATCTACAACTTCTACACGTGCTGAATTTTTATTGAAACGGAAACCGGAATTATAAATATCTCCACTTGTTTTTTGAACACCATACATTAAATAACCATCTGTCGCACCACTTTGACTTAAAGTAAAATCAAATGTATGGTCTGCCGTAAATCCTTCTGTATAAGGTCTTACATAAACTGGTCCTTTTCTACTTTCTAAATTCACTGACGCACCTGCATCTAACATGATTCGGTTGTTATCACTGTATAAAGCAACTACACCACCATTACTACTCATGGTAATACCGTTTGCATTGGATGGAGAATAAGTTCCGTCCCACCAATATATAGAGCCACTAGAACCTGGTGCATCTGCCCATTCGCCATCTCCATCTAGGAAAGTAGATAAACCAAATGCACTAAAGTTTATTGCTCTATTTCTGTTTTCATCCCCGAATCTTATATAGCCACGTGACATAGTTGTGGTTACATCATAATCATATGATCGTCCTAACCATCTACGATTATATTGTCCGCGTTGAGTAATCCTATTGTTAGTGATTTCAGTAAACTCTGTATTATTACCACCACGCACACTGATAAGGTTAGCGTTCAACGTCCCTGTAGTAATCGTATTTGCTACAATACCTTCCGCTGTGATTGCAGTTTTAGCAGTTTTACCACCATCAGTAGAGAGTAACAACCCGCTACTGTTCATAGTCATAATATTGTTATTATTCTTTTTATCCATGAAGTGTTGACCGTTTGTATCATATATAATTTCACTGGTAGTATTTTGTATCTTTGTGACCATCGACTTACTGATGATGTCTAGTGCTTGAAATGGTAGTGATTTACGCCCTTGTATCAAATCGGCTATATCTTTGGCAGCAGTGGATAAGTTGCTTCCGTATTGGTCTGCCATGTTACCTGTACCGAATGTGATTTCCATGTCTAATATTTGTTCTAGATCATTAACAGACTTCGATATTTTAACAACACGTATTTCAGTATCTAATCCAATACGTTCATCAACTAGGAAAACTCTATCGCCTATCACAGCGTGTTGGTAGTTATAACCTTGTTGTGACATATCATATATATCAGCAGTGAATGAAATTTGAACACTTTCATCAACTATCTTTTTAAGGTTAGCATCCATTGTCGCTTGTTTAGTCACACGACCATCTCGAATAGGTGGTGCTTCTCTTATACCTATAATATCTGCAAGTGGTGATGTATATTCACGTTTTAATTTAGCTTTGTCTATTACATCTGTATTTTCGTCATCATCTGAATAATTTCCGTAGCCTTTAGCATGCGTCCACATTTCAGATGCGTCTACTTCTTTTGTGATGTCTTGTGTATTTACTTTATAACGATACTCAAAGTTAGCGTCATTACCTAGTCTGTTTTGTAGATAAACGACATTGCCAACGATGTTAAATTCATATCCGTATCGTTCGATAAACGTTTTGAATATTTCAAGTCGTGTCTCACCTTCGCCAATACCTTCAAAACTATTACTAGGTGCAGACTCTACTGTGGAATATGTGAAAGGTGTATCGTTAAATACAATGTTAAAAGCTTCTGTAACAGTTAAACTTTCATCTATGCGTTGATATATACGACTTGTGTTCAACCAATCGAGTATATACAGAACAGCTGTTACACTGATTTGATACTTGTTACCGAAACCAGTTTGCTTACTAGATATGATGCGGTACTCTTTTCCTTCGAATAGGATTATCCACATCTTCAAATCGTCTTGTTTATCAAGGAATTCACTGTTCATATCGGTATATTCAATATCTATATCAATACGTTCATCACCGTTTAACTCTTGATCGTGCTTGATGACACCTTGTAAGAAGTATTCATTGCCTTGTAAGTCACGGATAAACATTTATTCACTCTCCTTTCCCAAAAGAAAAAGACTAACTGTAAAAGTTAGCCTTTAAAAATTGTTAATAAGTTGTTTCTGTTCCAGATATATTTTTACTTTGGAATTGTCCACGTCTTATATATACTTTGTCCTCGGCATTTACAGATTGAACGGAATAGTTACTTCCAAACCCCTCGCAACTATCTAGGAATTGATGTGCGCCGGTAGTTGTTTGGAAATCAGATACCTGATATGAACCGAAAGCGATGCAACCTAAATTCCATGTTTGCGTTCCAGTATTAACATCTGCTAAATTACCACCATCATTCCTAGCGTATAAACCATTAACTCTTATACCTTTAATACCATCATGAGAAGTAGAACCGTTATCGGAACGATTTCCACTTGTACCTTTCATAACACCGTTATCTCTAGCTATGCAGTCAATCTCAACGAAGTAAGGTAACACACCATTTGATGATTTATGGTAATTGAAACCGTCCATCATTTGTTTTGAAAATTCACAGTCTTTAGAAATACAGTAACTTCCACCGACCATTTCTAACCCACTACCATTACTTTGCGTTGAGTAAGAGGCTTTAACATTATTCATCACTAATCTACCAGTAGTTGTTTCAAATCTGATATTGCGTGAGCCACCAAGTAATTCGATATTTTCTAAATAAACGTTGAATTCCCCACTGAATCTTATTAAATCAGTAGAAAGCAAACATTGAATATCACTATCTTTAACCTCATCATTATTTTGATTCACGTAAACTGAACCAGAAGCACTGTACCAAGAGTTAGGAGTTGAATCTACTTCTGCAATACTTCCAACTTCCGTTAACTCTAAATAGTCACCATATTCATCTTTTTCATGTATATTTATAACTCTCCTTGTTCCATTTCTACTCGCTTGATAAACGTTTTGATAATCCGGTGTTTTAGTATATTTTAATGTGTTCGAAGCCATTAACTTAGGTTTGCCATTATAACCAATGATATTTATATTTTTATCCGGATAGCCTACAACGTTGCCCGATGCTGTTCTAACATAATTAAATCTACCATCTACCATAATAGTTCCTACATCACTTTTGTTCATTGCTGTATATATATCGGCCAAAGGACTAGCTGAACTCAAGCCATCATTGGCATTTAAACCATCGCCAGAAACATAATATGTTTTCCCATCAGTATTTTTAAAACTCTCAATATCTAGGGCAGTATCGAAAGTACCTCGGCCATCAGTATATATATTTGATTTTAATACATGGTCTTTCAACTCGAAATCTTTCGGCTGTTCATAAGCGATTGTTAAACCTTGTTCATTTAATTTGTCTATTTTGTCATTTACTTTTTTTACCTGTTCGTCTAAATCTATTTTTATATCTGTGCTACTGAAATTAAACAAACCCATTCGTTCACTTGCTACAATGATTAATTTATCCACCTGTACGGTTGTGTTTCCTGTTCTATTATCCAACCTTAAATCAATCTTGTTTGTGCCTACCGGTATTGATAAGCCTTCTATTAAATAAACATTAGGCACTGATTCTTCAACACCTGTTATACCTCCGATACTTTTACCACTCGAATCAATAAAGTTGTATTCAAGTTTAAAATTATTGTTGTTTTCAGATGTGTATACAATAAAAGATATTTTTTTGTTAGGTGCTAAATCTCTAACAGCATTCATCGTGTAAAAAAAATAGCCTTCTGGGCTAATTTCAAAAGATGAATCTCTATTTACAGTTAATCCCGGAGAGGTTTTTAAACTCATCAACCCGTTGAAATAAGGGTCGTTTATAGATTCTGCATAAGTTCTCATTGGTTCGCCATTAGGCGGTATTGGTAAAACATTATCTGTACTACCTACTAAATTTCTAATTAACGACACATGGTCACCCATGTTTAGAAATAGTTCATAAAAATTATCATTCATGTTCTTTAAGTTTTTTCTATCCCACATTGCATCAATGTTTTTTCTTCCCATTTCGTCACTCCTTTATTTATAATGAAAATTAAATTTGAATTGAATTTTTTTAAACGTACCATTGCTTATTTTTATCTCGTTTTTACCCGGTGCTAACGATATGAATTTTCTGTTACACTCTCGCAGTCTGTTTAAGCCGTTTAATAAAAACTTAGCGTTTTCTAACGCAACAGTTTGTTGATTTAAATCTCTTAGTACGATAAATTTCTCGCCAGTAGTTATATTCTCCACAGTGAAATTATTACTACTGACCGGACTAAAAACAGTTATCCTCAAATCCATATTTCTGGGGTCAATTCTGACATTCCCACCATTCCATACGGTGAAAGTGTTATCTGTAAAATCATAATTTGCGTTTTCTACATTAATTCCATCAGCCATACCATATTTCTCTACAATTGCACTATAACCACTTGTCTGTATTTCTTGTGTGTCATACTTCGTGTGCCAAAAAGGTAAACCTGTGATTCGTGCGTCTACTTCAAATGTTGAGTACCAATAACCGTAACGTTCTGGTGTGAACGATCCATCGACTGTTATTTTCAATACTCTTGATGGTACTGTGTCATCGCTTACGTATAAAAATGGATATTCATCAAACAAATTGTATATTTCATCACGTTGTAACCTGTGGTCAAAAGTGCCATGATAATGTTCAGTCATGAAGTTCATTTTGACTTCTCTACCTTTATAGTTGTAGCCGTAATCCACCACGCCCGGTATGCCATCTATCGCTTGTTCTTTGCGTTCCTTTTCTATAGAAGAAACAAGTAAATCCAGCGGGCGAACGCCCACCGGATAATCTACTTTGTTCATATTTGGGTCATACAGTGTAAAGGTCAAATGTATATACCCCCTTTATCTCATTAATTGTGTTGCGCTGTTTAACGCCATGTTTTCATTGTTCATTTTCGTCATTTCACGACTACTAGGGAAATAGTTTTTATCTCTAATTTCTTGGTTAACTACCTTAGTATTAGTTAACTCACCTAGTATAGCTTTCATAGTATTTAAAGATTCTTTCAATATACTGTTTTGTTCCTTAATGTCTGCGTTATCTCGTGACAAACGTTGTAATTCTTGTTGTTCACGTGTAGCTGCTTGTTGTTTCTCTCTTAGTTGATCAGCATATTGCGATATAGCATCATACACAGCAGATTGAGTACGACTGAATATATCGCTAGTGGCAATCTGTTTAAATGCTTGGATAGAAACGTCATTAGGAATAACAGTTTCACCACCACGCATTTGCATGATTTCGCCACCTTCTTCAAATACTTGGGCAAATCCACGTCTAGCGTTGTTAGTGCCTGTGGCATAACCATGACCATGACCAATCACGCCCAGCATACCTGATTTCCCGTATTTAGATTTAGCATAATTAATGGCAGCCATTAAATTATCCAAACCATTCATGATATTACCGTGACCTTTCAATTTATATGCTTTAAACGTTGGCGGGATAACTTGCGCTAGACCTCTAGCTTCATTTCCACCTGTATTTACATCTGTATAACCATTTTGCACGGCACCTGCATTGCCACCACTTTCACTATCTACTTGTCTAACCCAAGCATTAACATATGCTGAACTTGTTGGTAAACCGTTCGCTTTTAATGCTTTTTTGATTTCCGGTTTCCATTTAGCAGCGGCTTTCTTACCTCCACCACCATTATTCTTTTTAAGCCATGACGTTGGGTCAAATGCTACACCGTTACGTTGCATTTCATAATGTAAGTGAGGTCCTGTGCTATCTCCAGCACTTGAACCTTGTCTAGAAGGGTCACCACCAGATTTACCTATATAATCCCCGGGTTTAACTTTTTTACTTCCTGTCCACGCTAACTTAGACATATGACCATAAATGGCTTTCATACTTCCGGAAGTAATTGTCATATTATTACCGAAACCACCATTGTAGCCATGCGTCCCCACTGCATTACCGGCTAATGTTGAATAAAGTTTCTCACCATATTTATAGTTAATATCTAAACCATGATGCGCTCGTGGGAATGGATAACCCATTTTTGCAGCTTCTGCGGCGGAATTAGCAAATCCAAAGTTGATACCTTTAGATAAATCGATGTAACCACCATCACCGCCGCCTTGTTCTTCCATCCATTTTTTGAATGTATCTGTTGCAGCTTTTTTAAGTTTACCGAACATTCCTGACATCATATCTCTAGGTAATGATGCTGCTTTAGCAATACCGAATGCATCCATGTTAACGCCAAAGCCTTCTAGCACTTTGTTAAGTAATTTGCCCGGTTTTTCTATCCAGTCCATTACATCTCCAACTTTATCTTTTAACCAATCTTTCCCTTTGGCTGCAGCTTCAAGCGATTTACTAACAACCGCCTTACCACCATCAACTACTTTAGCACCATCTTTTGTTTTGTCCCAAGCATCACCGAATACATTATCACCTTTTTTATTTTTCTTAGGTTTTTTCTTAGCTAAAGTACCACCATGAAATCTAGGTAAAGTACCTTTAGAGAATGTAGGATTATTCGCACTCAACATAGCGTGAGTTTGAGCGCCATTCATTACTGATGATCCTTGTGGTAAAAATGTTGTTGTATCTTTGTTAGGTGTAATTGCCATTTTACCATTAGGGTAACGTATAGCTTCGTGTCTGAATCCATTAGGACCATTACCTTTGCCTTTGTCGCCTACAGTAGCGAAAGTGTCACGAGCAATTTTTCCATTCTTAACCACATTAGTAGTAGTGTTAGTGTGTTCAGTACCGGTGTGTAGCTTAATCTTAGGTAACTTGTCCATGCCAAGTTTTCCACCAACCCAGTTGACACCATCAATAAGTTTGTTTAATCCGCCTTTAACTTTGTCTATCATTCCAGAGAAGAAGCCTTTAATATCGCCAGTTACCGACTTGATAACGTCACCCATTTTGTTCATAACACCTGTGACTTTATCTTTCATTCCAGTAACTAGGTCGACTGTGCCGTTTTTAATGTCTTTCCATTTTTTACCCATGAAATCGCCGACAGCATTCATCGTTTTGTGTGTACCTTTAGATAAAGAACCCCACTTATCTTTGACACCAGACCAAAGCGCCTTAGCTTTATTTACTGTTCCGGATTTAATGCTATCCCATTTAGAACTCATGAAACTACCAACCGACTTGAATATTGCAGTCGTACCTTTTTTAAGGTTGTTCCATGCGTTTTTTACACCAGACCATAAAGCTTTTGCTCTTGAAACGACAGCGTTTTTAATGCTAGTCCACACTTTTAACGCAAAGTTTTTGACTGCGTTGAATATTGCAGTCGTACCTTTTTTAAGGTTGTTCCATGCGTTTTTTACACCAGACCATAAAGCTTTTGCTCTTGAAACGACAGCGTTTTTAATGCTAGTCCACACTTTTAACGCAAAGTTTTTGACTGCGTTGAATATTGCAGTCGTACCTTTTTTAAGTGCATTGAATGTAGTGCGAACACCATTCCAAAGTCCTTTAGCTCGGTTTATAACACTGTTTTTAATAGTGTTCCAAACTTTAATAGAGAAATTCTTAACAGCGTTAAATATAGTTGTTACTGTATTTTTAATTCCTTTGAATATATTAGCAATACCGTTTCTTAAAATTTTAACAATTTTTAGTATGCCATTTTTAATCGCATTCCAAACTTTTATGGAGAATGACTTAATAGCGTTGAATATAGTCAACACAATTCTTTTTACCAAGTTAAAGTTAGATCTAACTTGTGCTACATAAGCTCTAATTATTGCTAAAACACCATTTTTAAGTAGTGTCCATATTTTAATAGCTGCAGCTTTCATTCCATTCCATAAAGCAGATAATACTTTTTTTAATGCTTGTATAGGGTGTTGAACAGCAAATTTAATGCCGTTCCATATTGTTACAGCGCTTTTTTTGATGCCATTCCAAATGGCAATTGTGGAACTTTTAATAGCTTTCCAAATATTAATGATGTAAGGTTTGATAAATCCAAAGATAGATATTGCTGCTGCTTTTATAGAGTTCCAAATACTTATAACTGCATTTCTGAATTTACTGTTTGTTTTCCACAGGTAAATGATAGCACCTACTAAAGCGGTGATCACAGTGATGACAATTCCAATTGGTCCAGTCATAAATCTTATTGCTAAGCCTAACCCTCGTGTAGCTAATGCTGCTGCTTTAGTTGCTACAGTCCAAGCACCCATTGCTACAGCTGCTATTTTCGATTTAATAGCATTTAATGTTTGAGAAGTGGTTAAAGCTGCTATAGCATATCTATAACCATTAGCAATGCCTTTAGCAGTTGCCACTACACCATTCCAAATTCCTTGAGCTACAGCTGCTGCCTTAGCTTTAAATGCTTGTGCCATTTGTGCAGCACTCATACCATTTGTTGCATACATATAAGCCAGTGCTACTGATTGCGCACCACTTACAACACCACGCCATATTGCTACAGCTGCAGATGCAATTTTCGTTTTAGCAGCTGCCAACACGCCAGCATTACCAAATAAAGTTGTAGCACCAGTTGCCCCTAATAATGCACCTCTTAATAGAAGTATAGGTTTAGCTGCTAATAAAGCCACACCACCAACTGCTGTTAGTACACCCAGTATCTTACCTATAATAGGATGTGCATTAGTCATTGTGTTAGTCCATTTAAAGAAAGCGTTACTCATAGTCAACACCGCTGCGCCAACTGGAGCCATACCTTTAACTAATCCCCATAATGTACCTGTGATATTCTTAATCAACGACCACACTTTAGGGGCATTCGCTTCTAGATATTCAACGAATTTTTGGAATCCATCAGATTTTTTCAATCCTTCAGACCACTCAGCAAATCCTTTTGTCACATCTTGTATACCTAATAACACATTATGAGAATAACCACTAAACGCTTGGAACAAACTAATGATTCCTTTAAATATATTTCCAAATATACTACCCACAATAGGTAAGTTTGTTTTTGTATACTCTACGAAGCCATTAATTGCTTTAGATCCTTGTACCGAATTAGCCCAATCGTTAAAACTTTGTGCCATATCAGCAAAGCCTTTTGCAGCCCAACCATATAAAGGACTTAATTTATTAAACATCGCTGCAGAACCATTTACAAAACTTTGTGTAGCGTTAAGTAAGTGTTGGAATATCTTAGGACCTTGTGTGTTTAAAATATCAAATGAACGTTTAGCAACTGATGAATTCTTTGCCCAATTGAGCATCTTACCACTTGCAGTTTCTATTTGAGTTGCAGTCTTAGTAAGGAATGGATTGAGTGTGGTTAAAGCATACTTAGCAGTATTAATGCCATTTGTCATAGTATTAAATATTGCTGCTTGATTTTGTGCAATTAGTCCTTCCCATGAAGTTTTAAGTCCATCTAATGCACCTTTATAGGCTGTAACTTCTTTCGTTACTTTCAGTTGTCCATCTTCTAACATTTTGAGTGCATAGGTTGCTTGACCAGCAAATGCTTTAACAGCTATGCCAGCTATACCAAATGCACCACCCATTCCAATTGCACCACCAGCCGCAGCAGTTAACATGCCACCTAATCCAGCACCTAAACTAACTACTGAACCTAGAATAGGGACGAGAGCAGAGAAGTGAGTTGTCATAACGCCGCCAACTACACCTTGCGTAAGCTCTCCCAAACTACGTAAAGTAGTAGCGATACGGTCCATTTGTTCACGAGCTCCGACCCATGCTTTTGTGGCAGTTCCCATTAATCTTTGTTGGCGTTGGTACTCTCTTAATTCATCTGTCGTTTCATCTATACGACCTTGCAATATTTGAAACGCTATAGCTTCTTTGATGATGTCGTTTCTAAGACTTTTAGCCTCTCGACTATTACCTTGTTGAGCACGTTCTAATTCTCTTAAATTACCTTTAAGTAAATCAGTATGTGCTTTTTGTTTTTGCATAGTATGACTTAATTCAGCTAGCCTGTTTTTATAACCGCTAACACTTTTCTCAGATTGTTTAAATCGCATTTCAGTCAACTTTGCTTCGTTACGCAATTGACCTAAACTGTTTTTAACTTGGTCAGTTGTACGACCTAGTAATTTTTGTTGCGTTTGTGTTTGCTTTAGTTCATTTTCATAATTGTTGAGTTGATTCTCCGCTTGTTGTACTGCTCGACTAGCGTTTTGTAACTTTAACTTCTGTTCGTCAGTTACATTATTGCTTTCTTTCATTTGTCGTTGCATGTCATTTAAAGTCTTGTTACGTTGTTTTAATAAACCTTCTTGTAATTTAACAGCACGACCTAAATCAGTTTCTTGCTTAGCTAATGCTTCTGCACTAACTTCATTCTGTTTGAATTCCTTACGTTGATTACGTAAAGATTTATTTATTGCTTTTAAGTTACGTTCAATAGTGGTTTTGGATGCTTTCAGTGGGTCAACATCCATCGACACCTCTGCACTTAAATTAAAATCTGCCATTCTCTCACCACCTTTTTATAGCATCGCCATCATTTGTTCTGGGCTTAATGCACCAGATTTAGCAACTTTAGATGCTTTTTTCTTACGTTTCTTAGTAGCAAAGATTTTGTTGAAGTCCTCCATAACTATTTGGTCCACTTCATGAGGTTTATATTGTGCATCCTCGATAAAGTGACGGTAGACTTCATAAATATCTTCTACGACTTCGCTGGCTGTTTTGTCTTTGTTGTACTCGCTTTTTTCGTCTGCTTTCCCGTATCGTTACTAGCGAAGATTTTGCTATAAGTTTCAGGTAGTGAGTTTTCAACCTCTAATCCATCAAATACTTGATCTACAGTGAATTTTTCATCGAATACTTTCACAAGTAAACTAGCGAATGCATCGTATACTTCGAATGACTCTAGTGAAGATTCGTTTTCTGCTCTCTCACGTAATTCATCTGCCTCTTTTTCAAACGCTTTATATTCTTCTGTTTCTTCTACTTCTTCAATTTTTTGGAATAATTCTTCACGTTCTTCGTCTGTTTCAACTTCTGCTAATTGATTTTCATGTTTCTCTTGTTCATTTAAAACTTTACGGTGCTTACGATATAAAAATTGCATTTCGTTCATGAAACTGAATCCGCCTTGTAATTTTTCTTCAAATTCTGCTTGAGCTTTCATTGCACCTAAATTTAATTTATCTTTCACAAATTGCTTGTTCTTACCATCAATTTTTAAAGTTACTTTAGCCATATTTATATAGACTCCTTATAAGTTATTTTTGTATACAAAAATAGACGACCCTTTAAGGTCGCCTTAATTTAATTTATGCTGCTGGTTCTTCAGTAGGTTCAGTTGGTGTAGTCGTCACTTCACCATGAATAAATTTCAAGAATTCTTCTTCACCAGGGAATTCAGGGTCGCCATCATGAATACGTACATAAGTTGTTTTATCTTCAGAACTACGTTGCATGAATGAACCTTCGATTTCTACTTGGTCTTGTTGCTCTGGTGAGTCTTCCATTGTTGAAGAACTTGTTCCAGGAATGTTAAAGTTTCCACGAACTAATCCAAAATGAACATATGATCCATCGTTACAACGATATTTCCATGATACTGATACGTATGGAGGTACCATATCGGAACTATAAATTTCCATACCATTTTCTACTTTTATACCTAATAGCATCGTACGTTCTGCTTTAGATAATTCCATTAATGTTGCAGTTAATGTTGCACCAGTAATACCACTGTATAACACTAATTTCTTAACGCCATCTGCGTATACTGGTTCATTACCTTGCTCTAATTCTAATTCGATTTCTTGTAATCCCGGTACGTCTTTTAATTCGCCCGCTTCAAACCCATTACCTTCTTGACGACGTGCTTTAAAACCTTCACATGTAATTGCTACTTTATTATCCATAGTTTATTGCTCCTTTTTAGTTAAAATGATGTTAAAACTCAACATTTGGTTATAAAGTTTGAAATCTTCATCCTTGCTAAGTTCTCTTTCAAAACAAATACCGTTGATACTTTCGATAATTTCAACCACACGCTCATTTATCGAATGAACATCGTTGATTGATTTACCAAAGGTTTCAACAGCAAATAAATAACGATAATGACCACTGCCACCATCGTTTTCTAATGCATTGCCATTCATGATTTCTGTTAAGCGCATGAATGGTGCTTCTTCAGTTTTTTGATAAGATTCGGGTATTTCAAATGTGTATATTAAAGGCTGTTTAGAGCTTGTTTTACGGACTTCATTCATCATAGATACCAACCGTTCATCTTTACGTAATACATCCCACATACGCACTATAGGGTGCCTAGTCAACGTCGACCATCTTCTCTACTGCATTGCGATATATTTGTAACGCTATAGGTTTAGTCATTTCGTGAGTTTTACGTAAAAAATGTTGCGGTGGTTGACCAACAGTACCTCTTATTTTTGTACCAAGATCTGGAAAGTGGATATACCAACCTGCATCTTTACGTGATTTACCCTTGTCATAACCTACTTCTTTCGCTGGGGATGTTCTACCACTTATGAAATTAGAGTGTTTTATTACTTCCCTTGCGTGTTTAGTATGGGTTTGTCTGTTTGATACAGGTGTATTCATAAATAAATTAAATTCATAATATTTAACCACATCATTAACTGCTTTTTTAGCTTGTTTCTCGCTTTGCCATATCAACTTATTAAGTTTGTCTGAAATATCTTTATCTGAATCTCCACGTTTCGTCATTCAACCACCTCACATTTCAATTGTTGGCGTTCCATGTCTTGGAAGTCCGTTTCAATAGTTTTGATTTCATATTGCTTGCCTTTAAAGTCCACAAGTAATCCCGAATGTATATCTGCTTGTTGTCGATAACGAATGATGAATACTATCGTTTCACGTCTTGTGTCTAAGTCCTCGTTTCTAAATTCTTTAATAGTCGTTTTTGACACTTCACAAAACGGAGTAGCGATAGTAGTAGGCGTTTCTTCGTACCCACCTTCATCATTGATTGTGTTCTCGACTGTATATATCTTTATTCTGTGTTTGAGTTTGCCGATTTCCATTTTGCATACTCACCCCTTAACGCTTGAATTAACGCAAGTGATGATTGAGGGATTTCGACTTTCTCAAATTGCGTTGTGGTAGAACGATTTTCGTAGTGATGTGCTACATGATTGATAACAGCCAAATTAAAAAGGCTATTCACTTCATCGTTAGATGTGTAAAAGCCTTCGTCATTGGTTACTGCACCTTTAACTTGCCTTTTAGCAGCTGGCAAGTATAAGTGTTGTATTTCGTTATCATCAAAATCATGGTCTACACGTATAGCATTTTTAATGTTCTCTATAGTAAGTTCATACACATGTATCACCTACTTCTTATCTGTACGTTCTAAAAAAGGACCATCAAAACCGTTATCCGATAAAGTTTTTTCAACTTCGTCAGCACGTTTGACAGTCATTTCTACCTCGTCATTTTTCTTTAGTTTTTTGTCTAACTGTTTATCACGATAAGGTTGTAATACTTTGAATTTAGCCATTTATTACCCTCCTATTATGCTTGTGGCTCTGAACCTGTGCCTAAGTCACCTGCAGTACCTGTGTAAGTTAAGAAACGACCTGCTTCTTCTACACCTTTTTTAACGTCGAAACGCATATAAGCTGCTAAGACTTGACCATAAATAGCATGTTCTACCCATTTAACTGAAGCTTGTTTACGGTCTGCAAAGAATACTGCATAGTTTAAATCACCGATAAATGCTTTCTTATCGCCTTTCGCACCAAATAATTCATCTTTGATAATGAATACTGGACGACCAAATAACACTGTACCTGTTGGGCTAGTAATATCTTGTTTTAATAGGTATTGTCCGTTTTTATCTTTCAAAGTATCTAATGCTTGATAGAATGATTGAGATACAACTAATGAAAGGTTGTAAGCTGGGTCGATTTCTACGTTGATGATCTGTTTAATATCATCTAAATCAGCTGTGTTAACCGCTTCAAATGATTTCATTACATCTGCAATGTATTTGTTAGTTGTGTTTACTGCTTGACGTGCATTGTTTTTAGCGATGATGTTTGCTAAGTTAGCTTCTGAATCGTCAAGTGCTTCTTGTGACACTGGAATTTGGCCACGATAAGTCTTAACTTTGTAGTCAATGTCAGTGAATTTAGGAGAAGCAAGCTCTGGGTTCTTAGCTAATTCTTCCACACTTACCATTGTTTCTTGTGCTGGATTTAAAATTGGATGTGATCCAGACGCAGTTGTTACTGGTTGAACGTTAACGAATTTTTTTAAGTCAACGAACGTTTCTGGTAATTCTTCTGGTTGATATTTAATATCTTCTGGAATGATTGGTTGTGCTTCTACTGACGTAACGTTGTCACGTTGCGCACCTTTAGATTGTACGTACTTTAGAAACGCTTCCGTTTCCTCTGAAAATTTATTCTCTTTATTTTCTAAAATTTGTCTCGCCATAGAACGTTTGCCCCCTAGTTTCTTTTTCTTTTCTTCTTCTAATTCTTCTGGTGTTTTTTCTTCAACCGGTGTTTCCGGTTTTTCTTCCGGTTGCTCTTTCTCATCTGCTTTAGGTTCTTTGTCAAAATCCGGTTTAGCTTCTGCATTTTTTTCAGGCACATTTTCAGCTTCCGGTTTTTCGTTTTTTGCTTCTGTTTCTGTTTTTTCTTTCGGTGCTTCTGAATCACCACTGATTTTTTCTTCAGCAGATACAGAATCAACAATCTCTTTTTGCTCGTTATAAGTATCTTTAGCTTGTTGAATTTCTTCTTTTAACTTACGAGCAGTTTCTACATCACCGTTGTTAACGGCTTTTTGTGCTTGGTCAATTAAGTCATTAATCGACTTCGCTTGTTCTTGTAAAGTAGCCATATAGGTATTGCCTCCTTATTAATTTGTTGAAAATTGGCATAAAAAATAGCCTACGAATCAATTCGCAAGCCTTCCAATTCAAACTCAATTTTCATTTTTTCCAGTTGTTTATATTTGTCTAATCCTTTAGCTCTTTGGCCAACTGCAACCGTTGTTTCTTGATATGCTGGTATTGTTACAATACTTACTTCAATCAGTTCATCAATTTTGTTGATAGTTTGTACATACTCGCCATCTATTTTTGACCACGTTCTAGCAGTATCATCGTTTGGTGGTAGTGTAAAAAAGAAACTACACTGATTAACGTTACCGGCTTTGATATTTTCGTAAATATCTTTAGCGTAAGATGTGTTAGGTAAGTAACATTTAAAGTACAAACCCTTACTGTCTAGCGTAAGTTCTAATGTCTTGGCTTGTGTACGTCCTACAACTTGATTGAAATCATGATTGATTAAGCACTTAACATCTGATATATCTACTTCGCTTAGTGCATTCGGATTAATTATTTCTTTAAACCCTCCTAAGTCGTCGCTCAATGTATCAAATATAATTGCATAACCTTCCACAACCATTTCTTGTTGTCCTGTATCAATCTGACTGTTCGCCACTCGGTTCACCCCCTTTTTGTAGGGAATCGATATTCTTCTGAACCTTACTGTTTTGATATGCTGCCAAATCTTCTAAGTAAATACTGTTCAAGTCAGCAAGTGGTTTATCACCACCTTCAACTGGGTCTTTACCAAACTCTGCTCTTGCTTCATTAAGCGTAATTATTTTCTTTTGGAACAATTGCGTTACACGTTCCAATTTAATTTGTGGATCACTATCAATTAATCGTGATACGTCATAATCAAGTGTGACTTCGTATGGTGCTTGTACAAATAACTTTTCTTCGATTTCAGCGTTCATCATTGAAAAGATTGGATATAAAGTGTTTCTGTAATACTCAATACCGGAATCTTTAAGTGATGTATTTACTGTTTCGATACCTAACTTACTCATAGGCAGTCCAAACGCTTTAGCAACTTGTTGTGTACTAAACTTATAACTATTTAAAAAGTTCAACACTTCAGTAGGTACTTGCAGACGTTCAAATTTCATTGTGTCATCCAATGCAATAAATCCACCATTGTTACTCAACTGACTATCTGCAAAGTTACGTTTCATTGCTGCTAATTCTTCATCGTCGAAACGACCTTCTTCATAGGTTAATATTGATGTGGATGTACCACCGTTTTTAAAGAAGTCATCTAAGAATCGTTTACTACCCATTGAGATGCCTATCTCATTCATTAGAGAGTAGAGAGGGCTATAACCATTGAAACCATCAAGTGAGAACATACGAAAATGTAATACATCTTCCACATCTAGCTGAACATGACCATCTAATTCATCTATATAGTGATACTTAATGTGGTCATCAACTTGTTGTATAGATGTTGTACTGTTCTGCATGTGGTATAACTCAATAGGCTCGCCTTTATCATCACGTACAATCTCAATGTATGAGTTACCATTTAAAAGCATGTTAGCCACTATGATGTATTTAAAGTGCCATGCATCTAAATATGGATTAGGTCGCTTATTCAAAAGTTTAAGTATCTTCTTATCAGTATCTAAGTAACTGTCATGATCATTAAATTTAATACTCGTTGATGCAATGTCTTTAGATATAATATCGATAGCCGTAAACACGTCACTATTTTTTAGTGATTGTAAACCAGACCACGTTATCCCACCTACACCATTGACTTCTGTGAGCATTCGTAATGTATTTTTATCAACTGATACGTTATTACTACGTTTGAAACCATTAAAATTAAATACTCCCATTATCTATTTCCACCTCCCTTCTTGAAAGGCTCGTCAATTGTCATCGCTAATCCAGTTAACAATATGCCTCCTATAATAAAACCTAGAGGTTGCCATGCCAAATAAGCACCATAAGCGATTGATACGACGCCTATAAGTACGATTAGGATAACTAATATATCTTTGGTTAACTTCACGCATACACCCCCTTAAATAAACATTGGTAACGCACGTTTTTTCTCCCACACATGCTCACTTGCAATGACATAAGCAAATATAGTTGCCATAAGTGGGTCAATCTTTTCTCTATTCAGCTTTTTCTCTATCATGATTGCATCGTTTACGTTTTTAGCTATAGCATTTTTCACTGCCATATCTAACAATGGATTCTTATGATGTTTAATTTCTCCATTAATAACTTTGAATCTAAAATCAATATTAGGATTAGATAATGTTTGTTGCCCTTGTCTAATTTCTATGAGATCATAACGCCAATTACGTTTTTCAATTTCGGGTAGATAACTGTGTATAGCATAAGGGTCATAACAAATCGCTTGAACATCTAAATTATATTTTCTTACATAAGTTTCTATATGGTCCAATACTTGCAATGGATTAATTATTCCACTTTGCAAATCAGTAATCGTACAATAACCTTGTTGTTCAATTTGTCTATAATCAATTAAATCACGCTCAATCTTGCCTTGTAATCCACCTTTAGTTGATACAAATGAGTGACTTGTAACGTAATATTGCTTATTTGGTTCATCTAAATGAATAAAAGACACTGCTGTTAAATCATCTGCACGAGATAAATCAAGCCCAATATATGTTTTTGTGCCTTTTACATCGAAATCAGTTTCGTTTTTCTTCCAATCTTCAAAATTTAAGTAACTTTCTTCGCTTGCTTGCATCCAATAGTTGAAGTTTTTTACTAACACTTTAAACATCGTGCCTTTTTGCACCGCTTCATCAACACGTTTCTGCAAGAATGTTTCGATTTGTTCCTTTAATTCGTCTGATTCATTAATAAGTGGATTCGATTTTGCCCACATTGAACGGTCTTGCCATTCATCTTCGCTATCTTGTTCATAAATAACTGCAAAATATTCTTCATCAGTGTATGAGCCATCTAAAATTTCTTTAGCGTAAGGCCATTCATCTGTATACATCGGTGCATTAAGATTAAAACCAGCAGTAGAGATAATAAATATCATCGATTGTAGTAAGTTACCTTGACCAGATTGTATAAGTTCTATCATTTCATTCGTTTTCGCTGCATGATATTCATCAATAACCGCCAAGAATGGTTCGAAACCGTCAACTGCACCCGTATCACGCGATAGAGGCATAACATACGAGCCATCTTTTAAGTTTTGTAACAACTCACGTACCTTTTTAACATCTTTCTTTAATTCTGGTACTTGTGATACGAAATACATCAGTTGCTTTGCAACCATGTTAAACACGATACTAGCCTGTTTCTTATCATTTGCAGCAGTAAATAATTGACGTCCTTCTTTTGGCTCGTTATCGAATAAGAATGAATAAAGGACAAGCCCTGATACTAAAAGTGACTTGCCCCCTTTTCTCGCTAACGATATAAATGCTTTTTTGTATCGTAAATAATCATCATCTGTAAACCAACCACGTACATTAGCTACAATAAACTTTTGAAACAATGCTAACTTATGGAACTTACCTTTAGTATCTGGTAACGATTCCATAAATTTAATAACCTTCTTAGCACGCTTAGGCTTGTACACATAAGGAAAGTCATCATCTGTGATGCTTCGCTTGATGTCTTTTAAATGACGCACACACGCTAGCCTAGTGTCTTTACATGTGATGAATGTACCGGATAACACCATGACACAGTATTTATACGCATCGTCTTTGTAATCATCGGGTACATCTAATAAACTTTCGTACTCTTTAGATAGTTTTACGCTAGTCATCGTCATCAACACCAAACATGTCATACACAGATTGCTTTTTCTCGCTTTCTGTAGGTACAACTAGTTTCATACGTGAATCAATTGTCATTCCTAACGACCCACACAACGTTTTCAACTCTTTCAAACCGTCCATATAGTTAAAATATTGTGGCGTGCGTTTCGTACCTTCTTCATTTATCGAGCCGAAGGTAATAATATGCTGATATGCTTCATCAGTGAGTGCGACTAATTGGCAATAACGTTTAATTCTGTCGTAATCTAACTCTGCAATAGGCAATTGTTGTAATAAAGGCACAACTCGTAACCATTCCTTTTTACCATCTTCTGTTAGATCGCCTGGAATGTTCTCAACGTTAATTTTATTGAATTGTTCTAATCCATTTTCACGTAATTCTTGCTGTTCTAATTCTTCTTTATTGTGATTTCCTGTTTTTGTAGCGTTTAATTTTCTTGGTCTAGCCATTTTTACACCTCCAATTGCCTAAACAGGCACGATTTCGATTTATAGTTTCTAGAATTTGGGTACAAATGGGTATCGAGCGATTAAATAAAAAATATATTTTAGTAGCCGTCAAATCGACCCTCGCCTTTTTCTGTTGCTATACTTCCGGTCTACGTCTCGGCTTATGTTCTATCCGGTTATGACATGCCGTACACACAGTGATCAGGTTATTCATATCCAACCTACGTTTCCAATCATCTTTTAATTCCACAATGTGATGCACCATCAGACGTTTATCGTTCACAATACCTTGCTTTAAACACTCTTGGCACAGGTACTTATCACGCAATAGCACTCTCTTACGTTTAGAGCGCCACTGTGACGATTGGTAGAACTCTGTATACTTGGTATCCTTACCATATCGAACGCTTGCATTGTACCTCTTACTGTTCCGTTTGCGTTGCTCTAGTAATTGGTCTTGAGTCATCGTCTTGTTACCTAAACGAATCTTTGGTTCTATGAAAGACAATTGAATCAACTTCTTTCATTTATATTTATAATTATATTTATTAATAATTAATTTAGTTTGTTAAATAAAAAAGAAAAGACAAAGATAACTTTGACGAAAAGATAAAACATTTCTCTTTGTCTTAACTTCATTGAATCAATCAACTTAATATATAATTGTTTGTTTATATCAATCTCTTAAACTGATTAAACTTCTTATGTTTAATAATGTTGATTAGATCAATCATTGTTCATTCACATTCATATAAGTTATTAATATATAATGTTTGAGCTTATGTTGTGAGAACAATAAAAAAGAGAACACACATTGGGGTTGTGTGTCCTCGATATAATATAGTAATACTATTTAATAACAACTAAGAGTTTTACCTCGTAGGTCAATTATATACGATAAGAGTATATATTTAGAAATAGTGTCACAAGTGTCCTGATATGTCACATGTGTCCTAATCTGCCACCTGCATATTGTATATCTTGTTAACTATATCCCGTTTCCTTTCATCGTACCTATTCTTATTCATCTCCGCCTTTGGTAATATCTGGTAGCGTTTGTACCCCTTCATTACTTCTAGGAAAATAAAGTCATCCTCGCACAATTTATTCTGGCAGTTGTTAATGAAGGCTATTTTATCCATCTTGTTTTGTATGTGTTTATGTGCCTTCTCTCTAGCTATAATCACTGATTCCACCTTACTATTAGTAACTCCCTGTGGTTTAGGCAATGTAGCTTCTATGCCATATTGTGCAATAGAATTGCTATCCACATCGGGGAGTATCATTTCTAACGTATTGCATGTACTTCTAAAGTTATCAATCATGTCTCTTATTTGTTCCTTTGTGTACATATGCTACCTCCCAGTTATTTAATACGTTTATCCCATGCGTCTTTGATTTCTCTAATATCTTCATCTGTTAATTCGTTTTCCTTCAACCTCAATACAACATCGCCATGATCATTGAAGATAATATCTAACAAGTATGATACTTCATATTCCAGTGCATCTATCTTAGAATCGTTGATTGCGTTATATATAAGTGAAACGATTGCGATAGTGCCTAGAAGAATTGTTGCTATAATCCAGTACATCACTTCACATCCTTAATATAATCACATGGTGTATCTATATCATCATTGGCAGATAATTTAATTAGTATTTCATTCGTAACGTATTTGCTTAACTTCTAAGTTATATTGTTCTGCAAAATTCAATGCGTCATCATAATCTTCATACAATCTAACCTTAGTAATATCTGTTGTAGTTTCTATAGTTTTCTCGATGACTTCCCAGTCAGCATACAAACTCACAACTGAACCGGTAGCCATTTGATTATTGCGTGTAACAACATAATAGTATCTACCTATCTCCAAATTACTCACTGTCCTTTCTTGTTTAATATATTGTTTTTAAAGTTTTTAAAATCTTTTATCACCTGTCGTATAGCTTTAACTCTAACCTCTGCCTTATACTTCTCCTCAGCCTCTTCCTTACTCTTTGCCTCAACCACAGTAAACTTTTCATTCTCACGTGCTTTAGTTACATGAGTGAAAGGTGTGCCGGTTGAATCGGTTAGTGTGCGTATTAAATACTGCATATCATTAGCACCACCAGTAATATAATTAAGATTACATCTAATGCAAAAATGAAGTATCTATATGGGTACAAAATACGTTTCAACCAACTCCAAAACGTTCTAAGGGGTTGTAATAACTCTGACACTTTATCTTCTAACTTTCTCATTTCCTCAACACTTCCTTAACTTTTTCGAGAATATCTTTCTTACAAGTCTGATTCTTTGATGAATGTTCCATTGATTGTCTTTCCTTTTCTTCCTTTGATTTCGTCATACGCGTACTGTAAACACTCCTCTAATGTCATTCCATGTTGTTGTGCCAATATAATTAAAGTAACAACCGTGTCGCCTATACCGTCTTTTAAATCGTCTAGTTTATTACGTGATAAAGCTGCACCAACTTCGCCAGCTTCTTCATAGAATTTCAATGCCTGTCTATCTGGATTACCTTTGTCTAGGTTTTTATTTATTGACCACTGTTCTACTTGTTTAATTAATTGATCTACTGTAATTGTGTTTGTCATTTATTTGTCCTCCATATTCATTATCGTCCTCTTAATAGCGTCATACTTATTCGCTTTAATATATATTTCATCGTATTTTTCTTGTTCGAATAATTGACCTATAGAGATTTCCAATACTTCTGATATTTTGTATAAATTTTCGAATTTTATTCCATCTGAATGCCCAAGAGACAGTAATGATATAGAATTTCGAGAAATGCCAGTAAGTTCACTTAATTCAGATTTACTAATCTTTCTATCTGCTAAAATTTCCCCCAATCTAAATTTCATCGTCTGCACGCTCCAGTTCATCAATCTGTTCTTGTATGGTCTCAAATACGTATTCATCACTGTAAAGATCATTATCGCTATGAACTTCTGCTATTCGGTCAAAAGCACAGGCTTTACGATAGACTTCTTCAACTTCCTGTGCCATGTTGAAATAAACATTATCACGCTCATTAATAGCTTTTTGTGTTAACGTTCCTAATACCATATCTTTATACGCCATCTACTTAACCTCCAACTGATCTAACTTACTTCGATATTCTCTATACATTGAACTGCCTTGATGCAGTGATAATTTATAATCTATGAGCTTTCTGAACTCTTTCAGTAATGCTAGTTGTTCTGCGTTTTGTCGTTCCAATCGTTTATTATTCGCACGCAAAACGATTAAGTCATCTACACAGTGCTGATACGCTTTTTTGTATTGGTTGAGTTCGTTCATTACTTGTCTATATTCATTTTCAGACATTGACACTCTATCTTTTTTTAATTCTATTCTCACTCGCCATCACAACCATTCTTCTTCTAATTTAAGTAATTTCCAATCTTCTTCATCTTGAATAACACCTTTTAAATGTTCTACTTCTTCTTTTAGATTTTCATTTTCCTCAGTTAATTCTTTGATATTTTGACGACACTCGTTTAATAGCTCCCTTTGGTCTTTACAAATCTCTTTTAAGGTACTCACTCGCCATCACTCCTTTATCCCATTTAATACTTTCCTGTTATGTTCCTTGTCCTCTGGCAACACTGCTACGATAAAGCTGTTAGTATTTACAGATTTCAAGAATCCTCGTACTCCATAATCTTTTAGCAGCTTTGCCATTTCGACAGTATTTCTGCCTTTAGTATCAAGTTTGTATTTAGTTTTGATAGTGTCCGATAGGATCATGATAATTTATATTTCTCCATTACAATGTCGTACTTCTCAATAAATTTATATCTGTCTTGGTGTAACTTCTCACTCCACTGTGTATATTCATCCATTGCTTTAAGTTGTTCAATTAATCCTTTTATTTCTCTCTGCGTCTGTTCAGCAGCAGCCACTGCTTTCCAGTATCTACTTGTACCAACTTCTGCCTCATAACTTGTGTTACTATATTTCAAGAATTGTTTATATGTTCTATCAGCTCTTTGAAATAATGATTTAACAATCAAGTCGGAATTTTTTAGTAGTATGTCGTTAGGTGTCATCTACTTCACATCCCAATTCTCAAACGCACGCTCGATATACCATCTAGCCTTATCCACATCCTCTTTACCATTCTTATGTGGACTACGTGCAAGGTACTTAATAGCATTGCCAATATGATAAGCTACGTTGGGATTGTAGTGTTTCGTTACCTGCTCTATAAAATCTATTACCTCTATATCACCGTAGTTATAATGTGATGGGTGGTTGACTGTGTCCTCTGCATACTCTGGTACTGCATTCCATTCTATTATTGTGAAATCATAGTTATCATTGATAACTCTATACACACCATCATCCACTTGTATTTCAGCAGATTTACCGTTATCAGCTATTTCAGTAACTTCACCTGTCATGTTGTCACCCAACACTTTGACTTTATAACCGACTTTTAAATCTTTAATTTTAAATAATCCTACTTTTTCATCGTTACGCTTACGTTGTTGTACGTCGTTGGATAATAATTTTTTAGCCTTCTTAGTATTCTCTTTATCAAATGCAATATGTTCCGTCTTATCTTCAATACTTTTAGTCCACAAATCAAAGTAATTATCGTCTGTGATATCGTATAAGTTACCTAACGAATTGATAGTAGCTACATTGTCGTTATCATCATTGAACACAATTTCTTCCACACGCCCTACAACCGTCATACCTTCATTGTTTACACTCTTACCCATGTCATACACGATTACGTATTGATCTAAGTCTAAATCTCTAATCTTCATTAACTCCACCCCTTGAACATTTGATTCCAAGTATTGTCAAACCAGTATGGGTCTCTACACTTCGCGTCCTCAATCATTTGCAATCGTTCCTGCTCTTTACGTTGTTTAGCATCTAACTTATCTCGTCTACGTTCCTCACGTTCTCTGTCCTCTGCAGTGAGTCTCTCCACACCTTGACGTTGGTCATATTTTCTAATGTAATTTTTAAATTGACGTTTACCTTTTCTAGCTTGATATCTGATTACAGTATCAGTTAACTTCATACTTTTAGCCTCTTTGTAATCGTCCACATCTATTAGGATTTCATCTGTTCCATCAAGCATTACGTAACTCAAATTACCTTTATCATCTTTAACCTTTTCCATTCTTGTTGGCATATTATTTGTCCTCCTAATAATCCTTAACTTGTACGTCTGATACTTGTTTGAACTTAATATCTTCAAATCCTAATGACTCTGGGTTGTTTACATACTTTTTATATAACTTATCTGCTTCACGTTCCTGTATTGCTTCCATGTCGTAATTGTCTGCCACAGGTACTGTGACTTCCTGTTCAACTTCCACTTTGATTTGTAGTGTGATTGTTTGTTCGTTAATAAGAATCACCTTCTATTTCTGATTATTCTGAATAAATTCCATATATCCTTTTACTCTTTGAATAACTTTTTCAAATTCACCATGTGCTATTCGTTTATAACTTCTACGTTTGCTACTATTTAATAGATACGTTTCTCTCCATGCCATCCATCTTTTATCTATCCATTCAACATATACTGTTGATGTTCTGCTTATCGAGCAAAGATATATTTCGTTTGTTATGCCAATGATCAATCCAGCTTCTTTTGCTTTGATGTCATGATTGATTATATTTTCGATAATTTATCCACCTACTATTTCGTTCCAAAATTTTTGGAACATGTTCCACTTTTGTGGAACAGCCAAATCACTTGTGGCTCTAAGTGTTAAATGGTACTGTTCCAAAAGTGCCATGATTTTCTACTAGTCTATTACTTATATTTTGTACTTATACTATTTACTTATATTTTTATTACTTATATAAAATTGGAACAAAAGGAACAATTGGAATAAAGGTTGATATAACAGTGTTTATTGTGTTCCAAAAAACAATATACACTGGAACACTATTTCTAATTTTGGAACAATTATTCTTCTGCTAATCTATCTTTGTGAACAAAACACCATTGTGGGTTAGCGTAATCTTCTAGTCTTAATTTATGATTAACGTAATCTTTTTCTAATATATGTTTTCTGAACTCTTTTCTGATGAGTGGCTTTCTATACCCTTCGAAGTTTGCCCATTCTCTATATTCTTCGTAAGCATCAGATATCCTTTTGCCATCAACATCATAGTTTTCTAAAAAAGCAGCTAATGGATCGTTACTTTTCCTAAATTCTTCCATTTCATCTTGAACAACGCCAGGTAAAAATATACCGTTATTTTTCAATACTTTCTGTAATCCCTGTAAAGCGATGTTGAACAAATATGACTTGGCTTCTTCTGTCGTTACTTTCTCAGGAAGATGTGGGTCTTCTTTTGATGTACCTCTGATACGTGCATTGAATGGAACAATGATTAATCTGTCGAACACACCGTTACTGTTTTCATACCAACGTGGTATGCCGTTTGCACTGAATACAAGTTTGGCATAGTTACTAAATGCGAACACATCTTGTCCTTTGTATGCTGCTAACACTGGCTCACCTGTTGAAAGTTTTTTGAAGTTAGATGCATCATCCACACTTTTTAGTGGTATATCATCACCAGCATTTAACAGTTTGTGGTGCAACGATGAAACGTTGAATTGTTCTGTTAACGCTTGTAGTGAAACACTTGATGTGTTTTCATTACCAACTAACGCTTGCATCATTCTTAAAAGCAAAGATTTACCGTTACCACCACTACCTACAAATAGAAATGACTTGCCGATGAAGTTTTGTTTGAATAATAAGTAACCGAATATTTGGGTAAACATTTCCACAACTTCGCTATCTTCATTAGCTATCGTAAATAAAGTTTCAGAAACTACATCAGATTTGGCATCTATATCATAGTTAACATTAAAACGTGCTGTAAAAATTAAATCTGGTGAATGTGGTATGATCTCTTGTTTCTTAATATCGAACACACCATTTTTTAATGGAATTAGATAAGGTGTTTCTTCTTCTTTATGAGGTGCCATTGTTCGTAAATATTCTAATACTTCAGTTTGTTGTGTTCGTCTTAGTTTAGGTATCTGAGTAACCATTGCATGCTTTATTAATCGTTCATCATCAATGTAGATACCGTCTTTATATACATGAAGTCTGTTGTTAATGTTAATGACGTGATACTTACTCATGATGTATTCTGCAAATTCATTATGATGAAACTTAGGTTGTTGGTTATCTTCCTTTTTGAAGAATCTTGCTTCATTCTCTTGAATAATGCTTTCTGTTTGTTTTTCTGCAAACTCATAGATGTTATCCATGTAATCCTCCTTTCTTACTTAATAGGTTCATACTGTAGTTTGTTATTATTACAATGCGTTTTATATATACCGTTAAAATGATGTAGTAATTTTTCTTCTTCTAAGGGTGGATGATTTTGCATATTCCACATACTCAATAATTCATAAGCTACGTCACGACTAAATTTGTTTATGAATAGTCCTGCCATTGCTTCTGTTGCGTGAGTACGTTGCCCATCGCCTACACCTTTGAGTAATTTTATCCACTCGTCATCTTCTTTACTTCGTTTATGTGTGCCTTTCTTACGCATTGTTTCTTCTTGTTCTTGAATACGTTTTGCATGTTCAACTAATGGTTGAGGATCTAACAACTCGTTATCAGAATAATGTAGTTGGTAATTACTTCCGTCATCTTCAGTCGTAGGTAAGTTCATCGCATGACATTGTGAAACACTTGCTGGGTCATAAAAGACTACTGACTTGCTATCTTTGTATTTGTCTTTTTCTAATTCACTTTTCATCTTCAAAAATTTGAGAATGAACAATGTGACTTGCTTATAATATTTAGATTCAATTTCTTCTTTTAAAGGTATACACAATCTATAACGTTGTTCGTTTTCAGTGTGGCTATGCGTTGGGTAAATTACATATGCAAATTGAAATCTGTCTTTAATAAATGATGGGAATTTGATTGTGTTAGGAATATCGTCAACATCAATCGTTATCATGCTTCTAGTTTTTGTTCGCTCATTGTTTCTATATGTGGCGTAACCAGCCACCATTACACCAGCACTTCCTTTATCTGCATGTGTTTTAACATTTGATAGCGTGTTAATTAACTCTTGAAAGGTAAGTTGATAATGTAATGGATTAGCTACGTCACTATGATTTTTAAAATATGTGATAGTATGTTTAATAGTCATCTGAATCAATCACTTTTGTATTGCCAGTTACGTCGAAAACTTTCTCACAGTCATTGCGAAAATCTACTATGTGCCATTTATCAAGATATACTTCTTCTGCTGTATCCTCTGACGGTAAGTAATCGTAAATATCATCATATATCTGTATAATTTCGTTTAATTTTTTAGTTACATAATCTTTATGAGTCATTTGATTATCCTCCTCTAGAATGGCAATTCGTCTTGTAAGTCGTTTGTTCCGTTAGCGAATGCATTGTTTTGTTTTTGGTTGCTGTTTTGTGTTTTCTTCTCAACGAATGTTACTTGGTTTACAACAACATCGGTTGTAAATACTTTCTTGCCATCTTTGCCATCAAAACTACCAGTTTGAATAGATCCTGTAATAGCTATTTTTTGACCTTTACTAAAATTATTTGCAATAATTTCTGCTGTCTTACCGAATGCTTTACAAGTTAAAAAGTCTGTTTCATATTCATTTGTTTGTTTATTTTTGAATGGACGCTGTATAGCTACTCTGAAATTCGCTACGTTACTGTTTTGTCCTTTAAGTTCTACGTCTGCTACTAAATTTCCTACACCATTAAATTGATTCATTATTTATCATCCTTATTATTTTTATAGTATTGAATGCCATTATCTAATCTCACTAACGCTTCTTCTGCGTCTGCGCTTGATAACTTATTACTTATATTCATTTTCTTTTTAAGTTGTGTTTCTGTGATTTCCATTAAAGGTGCTAACTCTTTCACTTTGTTATCAACATCTTTAAGTTCAGATTCACTTGCCGATTCAAACGGTTGCTCTGGCATAACGTCACCGTTATAGATATATAAGCCTAAACCATGTAATGCTGCAGCTTTTACAAAACAACGTTTATAAGTTTTGTTAATTTGGAACATATCAGCTTGTTTATATGGAACAGCTTTGTTTTTAAAATCTAATACTGGTAATGTTTCTGTTTCAGTTTGACCTTTTATTGTTATAGATACCGTCACGCTATAACCTTCTGGTGTAGCTAGATATGGTACAAAGTATTGCTCATTAGAAACTTCCGGATGAGGATACTCGTGTACTTTAACTGTGTAATTAGGGTCTACTTTCATTAATTCTTGATGTGCATATGACCATGAAAGGTAAGATAATCCGTTCTTTTTATCTACATGATCATTAACGTTTAATTGATTTAATTGTTCAAAAAGTGATTGTTCAGTCATCGAATGGCACCACACTTTCAAATGTAGCTATTGCATATTTTTTAATAACCTCAATTTTTTCATGGACAGTTTTATCTATGTCTAATATTTCAAAATCATCTTCATCAAATCGTCTTGCATTATTTTTGTTGTCTGTATATTCAATTTCTTCAATGTTTTTGTTAGGTCTATTTGTTATATATAAATCTAATGTTTTACGTTTGATTAAGAAGTATACTTTTTCATGTGCGTCTGTTTCTGTCGGTTTCGTCATAATCACTTAACCTCCTCTAGTAAATATAATTTTTCATCAAAGTCCTTTTTGTCACTCAATGCTTTCCATACTTGAGTTTCAATCGTACCTTTAGTTTTGTATTTGATAATCTCTACTCTGTCATGTCCACCGTGCCTGATACATCTTCCGCGAGATTGTTGATATTGTGTGAAACTGTATGTTGGGCAGTAGTAAATCACTTGGCTAGCGTACTTCAATTCGATTGCAGCACTGCCAGCTTGAATTTGTACTAATGTGACACTATTAGTTAAAGTTGAACGTTCATCTTGTGTTGGTAATTCAAAGTTTTGCCCACTTACTTCGTATATTTTTTTATTTAATTTGCTAATCATTTGTAGTAGGTTATCTTTTTCTTTTGTGAACTGATAAAAAATAACTACATTATCGTTCGTGCTTTCTAACAATTCTTTGGTATAATCTACTTTCGCTTTTTGATTAGATAAGTAACGTAAAGTCGCTGCTAGTTTCGGCGGGCTATCTAATATGATTTGTTCGTTGTCCACTTCAATAACTCTATCTTTAGCTGCCTTTTTATAAGTTGTAGATTTATTAAACTCAACAAAACGTTCAGTAACTTGTGGCAAGTCGACAAAGTATGAAGTTTCTTTCATAGTTGATATTGATTGCCAAATATTTTCCAACTTATCAGTGTTTTGAAAATCTACAATTTGCTTAATAGATCTACCGCCAAAATGTTTAGTTTCGTAAACTGCATGATTTCTTAGAAATTCAGTTTTATTTTTATAGAAACCAAATATGATTAGATAATTCATAAACTTTTCCCAATTCTCACCGGGCGTTGCTGACAACATTGAAAAGTTAGTTGATGCCTTGCATAATTTTTGTGCTGCTTTACCTCTATTGCTTGTTGGATTCATAAAGTAATGTGCTTCATCTAAAATCACAAAGTAATCTTTAAATCTCGAATATTCTTTAGCAAGCATTGAAGATGCTACAACTTCATATTTAATTTCGATATTTTCATGTTGCTTGACCTTTTGTATTTCGTAATCCCATTCATTACTTTTCTTCTTAGTTGGAGGGCAAACTATAAGTAATGGCTCATTAGTTTTATGTTTCAAGTAATGGTAAATTGAAATTAATGATTTACCTGAGCTGGTACCTAAAGCAAAATAATGTGATGGATTAGCTTCGTTCAACACTTTTTCTTGTGTTGGATATAAAATCACTAGTTAACACCCATTTGATTTGCCATACTTATAGCTGTCTGAATGTTTTTCCATGCGCCCTCAGTTATTAATGTGTCTATTGTTTCGATTAAATCTTCTACATATGAAGTATCGTTAGATACTATTGCTATTGTTCCATGTTGCTTTAATGAATCTATTTGTGCGATTTGAATAGGTTTTATTCTTCCACCTTTTTCACGCTTAACTTCAATGAATATTGCAATGCCTTTATAAATTGCGAATAAGTCAGGTATACCAACTGGAACACCAGGACTTCCACCATGTGTTTTCATAACAAAAGCGCCATTACTCTCAAGAAATTTACGTATCTTGTTTTCAACTTTTTTCTCTGGTCCCAATTGCAAACCTCCCAAGTATGTTATTTACTTAATTTGTTAATTTTATTAATTCTTTTACTGTTTCTTTCATCAGCCGTATGCAAAGATACTTTTGTATGGTAATCCATATTGACTCCAACTACTTCAGTGTCATTAAATATCCTTGCTGCACTTCTTTTGTTTGAATAATTCACTTCTGATTTTGAATCAGTTGGTTTGTTAGTTATATAGATTGGCATATCTCTGTGACGGATAATGTAAGTTATTGTTTCACTCACCACTGCATCACCCGATTCATAATACGGTCTGCTTCATCTGTATTTTGTTCTATCCAGTTATATATAGCTTGCTCAAATATTTCGTGAGATAATTGTAGACCTAAATCTTCATCGTTAATTTCAGCTGAATCTACTAAATTTTCATGTTTGTCAGTAATTTCTACAAAGACACCAAATTGCGTTTTTGTACCTTTCACATGAAAAGTAAATCCATCTACGGTAATAAAATTCCTTCTTATTTCTCCTGTTTCGTAATACATCTTGTCTACCTCCTAGAATTGGTGGTATACTTGTGTTGTCTAATTACACAAATATACTTTTGACTGTTAAGCGTTGCTGCGCTTAGTGGTCTTTTTTTCTGCGTAATAGCTATTCCAAAATGCGTAACTACCAATGAAACTTAAAACACTAATTACTAAACTGTAATGAAAGTCGAATGTGATAAGTGCAAATAACATTGTGAATAGTATTGCTGTTGACCATGCTAAAATGTGCTTCATGTTAATCCTCCTTTAATTGAATATTTCTGAAAAGTTTTCCTTTAAAAACTTCTGCATTGGTTCTCTATTAAAAGCCCATTTGCCACCATCTGGATAGTAAACAAAGTGTTTAAGTTGCTTAATGTATTTTGGATTGTCTAATATATTTTTCATCAACCATTGATATCCAAATCCAGTTTCATCTATCAAATCTTGCATAGACCACCAAACTGGCTTTTCTTTTTCTTGTAATTCGTTATATTCTTCTCGAGTAATCAATACATATTCTTCTGGAATTGTTACTGTAAGTTGTGTCATCTTAACCACTCCTTTCTGATATAATTAATTTATCTGTGTGCAAAGGGGGTGAAAAGTATGGATAAAAGTACATTTTTGAAATTTGTTGAGAAGCGAGATGCTAAAACAAACGAATTATATAAAGAAATGTTTGAAAACAGAGAAACAGATAACCCTATAGATATTGCTATGCTTCAAACTCGCGCATTTGCCCAAGCTAATGACGAAATGCTATTCGAAATCTTAACTAAAACAGAGTAATAGATTTTTTTGCATTTTCTGCATTTAATTGTGCTATACCAACACTCTTAATCTCTTCCGCCAAGATGACGATTAGGAGTGTTATTTTTAATGCTTGTTTTAAGTTCATTCTGTTTCCTCCTATACGTTTAATTTGTAAGTAATTGCTATACCGCTTATGAAAATTAAAGCTTCCGTTATGATTAATATGGTAGTCATTGTGTGTCCTCCTATATTTTTATTTGTTTTATGCTAATCTTTCTAAAATTCCATAATCACCATGTCTTGTAGCTGCATCAATTTGGCTGTCGGTAAGTCTCTTATAGTTTTGTGGTAAGTTGTTTAGTGTTAGATTTTCTACAAAAGCGATTGCTTGTTCTGCTTCTACATGAAGCACCAAAGTATACTTCCTTACATTAAATTCTTTTTTTACAGATCTATAGATACCACTGATTAAATGACCGAATTTCTTCATGTAAAGCTCTTGTGATACTTCTTCTCCAAAAAATTGACTTGTAAATTGGTGAGCTTTTATCGTTGCTATTGATTGCAAACGGTCTGCTTCTGTATCTAATAACGGATAAGTAGTCTCTATTTTGTGTAATCGTCTTTCGGTTTTTTCTGCTGTTTGATTCATTCTACTTTCGGCTTTATTCACACGCTGTTCTACTTCAATGATTTTGTCGTACATTTGTAAAGCTGAGTTTGCTTGTCTTACCATTTGTTCCATTTGAGCTCTATTTAATTCCATTACTTGATTAGACATCTATAACGTCTCCTTGTTTAATTTGTTTTTGTAGCCTTTGTGCCATGTCTGTTAGATCTGTGATTATTTTCTCTATTGGTTCCCTCGCGTAATCGTTATCGATAATATCTTTTGAAAACGCTAGATAACATAACGGAGCAACTTCTCGGATAACTTTCTCGCTGCCTTTTACTAGATCGTAAATTTCTTTTTGCGCTTTTAATCTTTGTTGTCCTTCGTTGAGTTTTGTGTTCATGCTATTAATGGCTTTATTCAATTCATCGTATTTTGCAGACTTTTCATCTGTTTCAGAACGTTCATGTTTCAACTTTTCAATATCTGAAGTTAATTTCTTGTTGTGGTTTGATATTTCGTTAAGGTAGTTATTAAGTTGCTTATTACTTTCTTTTAACTCTTGATAATCCTCTGGTTCCATGTAACGCTCAATAACTTCCGGTTCTTTATTTTCTGCATCTTCTAATTGTTTAAGTGCGATTGATTCAGAACGTTGAGCTTGTTCAAGTTGCGATTCGAGTTGTGATTTTTCTTCGTCACGTTGTTTGAGTTGTTTCTTCAACTCTCGCAACTCTCGAACAGTCATTTCATCTGGTGTTTTGGTTTCGCCTTTTGAGGTTGTATGCTCTTTTTTACGTTCTAGTTCAGGTAAAGTTGCTATTTGGTATAGTGCTTCCACACCTAAAGTGTTCGACGTCGAACGATTTGAAAACTCATTTGAAACCTTTATAAATTTTCTCGCTTGAGAGTCATTTAAATTCACTGTTTCAAGCCAATTCGACCATTCTCCATGAGCCAAATCATTCTCTTTCACATGCTTTAATCTGCGACCAATTTCGAATATCGATTGCCCTGCAATGTTTTGATAACTTTTAATTTCAGTTTCAATAGTTGTTAAGTCATCGCTTAGTTGTAATTCATTCAACTAATTTTCCTCCTTTTATTATTTCGGTTTTTCCGAAGTGTTGTCTAAAAAAATATTCTCCACTCGGATTTCTAACGCATTAGCTATTTTCTTTATAGTTCGATAATTTGCGTTGTTTAAATTCTCAACGTCTTTTTCGAAGCTATAAATTGTTCTTTCTGTAACGCCAGACTTTCTTGCTAATTCAACTTTTGAATAACCACGAAGTCCACGCCACTGTTGTAAAGTTAACACTGTGTTGTCATTCATTACTAAACCTCCTCTCAATCAACTAAACCTATCTTACCACTTCAGTTTTTCCGAAGTCAAGACTTTTGATACATTTTTTCCGAAAAATAATTTCGGTTTTTCTGTTGTACATTTCCGATTTTTGTGTATAATATAGGTAGAAACTATTTAGGAGGTAGGAAAAATGTTTAGCCAAAACTTAAAATACTTGAGAAATAAACACGATATGGAACAAATTGATCTTGCACATAAACTTGGTAAGAAAAGCGCATCTAGTATTAGTGAATGGGAAAAAGGGAAATACACTCCTAAATTAAAAACTCTCTCAGAAATCGCAACAATATTTAATGTAAGTATTGATGATTTAATGGATGTAGATTTATCGACTATGAAAGAAGAAAAGAAACAGACTAACTCTTTCAAAACAATCGCTGCACATTTAGATGGCGAATTAACTGAAGATGAATGGCAAGAAATATTAGATTATGCAGAATATATAAAAAGTAAGCGTAAAAAATAAGGGGTGTTTTCATGGGGAGTTATGAAAAACTGTTATCAGAATACGAAGATGAAATCATAATTGAAGAAACCAAGTTAAAAAAAGGGCTTGCTGGTCTTTATTTAGGTGAAGTTATACTCATTGAAAAACGCTTAAATTCTGTAAAAAAATTAGAAACTTTATATGAAGAATTGGCGCATCATAAAATTACATATGGTGATATACGTGATCAATCCAAAATGTTAAATAGAAAATTTGAATTAAAAGCTAGACGTTTAGGTTGCGAAATGGTTATTACCCTAGATGGTATCATTGATGCTTTTCATGCTGGTGTATGTAACTTACATGAAATGGCATGTCATTTCGAAGTATCAAATAATTACGTTTTAAAAGCTATTGAACATTACAAAATGAAATATGGCTTAGATGTTTACTATAAGGGATATGTAATTAAATTTGAACCTTTACAAGTGTTCGAACATTATAATTGGGAATAAAGGAGAAAAGTGAAATGAAACAAAAGTTTTGGAATATATTTAACAATTCAGAGTATGCAGGCACAGTAATAGATTTTGAATCTGATTGTATTCCTACAATCGACAAAAGTGTATTTATGTCCGGTGGAGTAATGATAACGTTAGACTCTATTTTGATAGTAACTAGGAAAAAGATTTATGAATTCAAAATCAATGAATTAGACGGGTTCAAATTCCATAACAAACTTTTAGAAAAAGGAGTGATCCTACACAGTTGGAAAGATGAAATTGATATAAAAATTAATTTTAACGATGAAAGAGATAGAAAATACTTCTTCGAACAATTCCAAGAAACATTTGAACGTTTGAAATTGGATTTCGAGAATGAACACGGAAGTATAGATGATGAAAATGGGAATGATGATTACAAAGAAGAAAGAAATACCCATAGCAAGTTACCGTACGAAGAATTAAAACAATTAAAAGAATTGTTAGATATGGGTGCAATAACGCAAGATGAATTCGATATCAAGAAAAAGGAATTATTGAATCTATAATTTTTGGGTAGTTCGTCTACCCTTATTATTTTTTACTTTTTTTAGGAGGAATGTACTATGACAGTGAAAAAGCAAGGTAATAAATGGAGATATGACTTTGTATTAAATGGCAAACGTTATAGAAAATCTGGGTTTACCAAAAAGGTAGATGCAACTATAGCAATGAATGAAGCTTTCGAAAAAGCTAACAAAGGGTTTGCACAAGATGATAAAACACCGTTTATAAAATATTTTAATTCATGGATAGAAATTCACAAAGAGCCCTACTTAACACCTAAATCAGTGAAAACATACTATAATGCGAAGAATGTGTTTGAAGAACATCTGGGTAATTTACCGTTAAAAGATTTAACTAAAACAAAATACCAAGAATTAATTAACTTATATGCAAGCACAAGAACTACTGAATCAGTTAGGAAATTAAATTATTGTTTACGTTCAGCAATACAAGATGCGTTACACGAGGGTATTATTTATAAAGACCCTACTTATAAAGTTAATATAAAAGGTGCAGTTAAAGAACAACCAGAAGAAGATAAATTCATGCAGTTAGAATATTTTTATAAGTTGAAAGAATATGCGAAAAGTCAAAATAAATTGTCTTACCTATTCATATATTTAGCAATAGTTACTGGTGCTAGATTTAGTGAAATACAAAAGATGCGTTATAAGGATTTTGATTTAGAAAATGAAACAGTTCATATTAGAGGTACTAAAAATGCCACATCAGATCGTGTCATAAAAATATCACGTGAAGATATCAAACATGTTCGACAAGTGTTAAACGACTTCCCTATTAATTTAGATGGAGATATATTCAGAACAGGTGCATCACTTATCACACACAATGCAGTATCTAAAGTGTTACAACGTTTCTGTTTGAATAACAAGCTAGGTAATTACACGTTACACAGTATACGTCATACACATTGCTCAATGTTAATACACGAAGGTATATCAATATATTATATTTCAAAACGTTTAGGTCACGCAGATATTACTACTACCCTATCGACTTATAGCCATTTATTAGAAGAAAGTCAAAAACAAGAAGAAAGTAAAACGCTAGAAGCCTTGCGTAGCATGTGATAGAGAGATTTCATGTCAACGAACACTTAATTTTGACATGAGTTTTATTATTTTTTACGCCAATTTGACATGGTGTTGTCATAAATTATATAAAGTAATACAAAATAAAAACACCGAACCCTATTATATCAAGGTTTGCGATGTCTCAAGAAAGCTCATAATATGTAAAAAACGGAGAGTGAGGGAGTTCAGAAACCCCGCAACACCAGTGTTTAAGCCATTTCGTTGGCGTAGTGTTGGCATAGATAAAAAATGTCATGGTTAGAATCTCTAGCTGACGGATTGCTTGCCACTACGTA